GAATATCTGCGACCAATAAATTGACCGCACCCACTTGCGTAACCGAAGGCCGTTCGACTGGGCCGACTGTGTAGCCGTCCGGTATAACTGCCAAAACTGAGATGATGAGTTGCTCGAGATTATCGAGTGATGCTGGGTTGGAAAGATAGGCGACTCCGCAAGTAACTGTCATATTGATCTTCGCGTGAATTGTTGAGTCGTTGATTGTGTTCAATTCGAGATAGGGCGAATCTGGAACAAGAATAACCGCTGGCACTTGAACCGCCTCTGGAACATATGAATAAACGTTCGCAGATACCGACCCGAGCGCGGTGGCCAGCGGTGTCCGGATAGAAGAAAGAATAGTGCTAGGCATTAGCCCACCATCGCATCGACGTCAAGATAAGGGCCGAGAAGACCAGTTACTTTTGCGAGAAGATTCTTAGATAGGCGGTAAGGTGTTACTGCGAAATCGATTCCTTCAATGGAACCGCCGGAGGCTGTGCGAGCTTGGAAGATTTCGACAGAGATAGCCAATACTGCAGACTCGACGTTAGGGTTTGCGACATAGGTTGAGAGGCCAGAGAGAGCAGCGTTTCCTGCTGGGATAATGTTCTTTTCCAATATGTCTGCATTGGTGATGGCAACTGTGAATACATAATCGGTAATTTCGTCGTCGGTTACTGTGTGAGTTCCGTTGAATGGCGAACCGCATCCAGTAATGATGACGGATTGGCCTTGAGTAAATTCGTGAATAGTCGCAGTTACAAAATATGCGACATTGTCCTCTAATTTGACTTTGTTTATTTTGCTTTGAAAAGTGACAAGCATTGGGAGAATCAAGTTCTCCGAAGTGTCGATAATGTCGTCAAGGTAAGCATCTGAATAGAGGGATGACGAGACGCCAAGAATGGTTCTTAGCTCTGTGGCCGTGACTATTGTTGGCATCTCGCCTTCCTTTCGATCTAGGGGTCTAAGCCAGCTCGGGAGCGGACTGGCTCAGACTATTGAGTATTACTAAGCGACCATCCACTTGTAGGCACCAGCGGCGACCTTTGTCGCGAGTGCGCCGTAGCCGTAGTAAGCCACTTCGATTTGGCCATTGAGAGCGACGTTTGTCTGAAGACGGAAACGTGAGGACTCGTACCAAGTGTATGAATCTGGGTTGATGATGATGATTGAGTTATCACCAGTTGGAGCCGCTGTTGCGAGGTTACGAGCAACGCGTAGGTTCAAACCTAATACGTTTCCGCGAACTGCGCCACCGGATAGATTTCCACCTTGGTTAGATGGGCCGATGAGGTTCTGATAAATTGGGCGGCCAGCATCAGCAAGGTTCATAATGTTGCCCCATTGTTCTGGGCTAACGAGGATGTTTGTTGCGGTTCCAAGGGTTCCCTTATAAACCGAAACTGAAGCATCGGATACGAAATCCAAGAATCCAGCCGCGTCAAGTGTGCGATTTCCGCCATCAGTTCCACCAGCAACGAGGCCAGCGATAACTGCGACGTCTGTCGCCTTTGCGTATGCGTATTCCATTTGACGAACGAGTTCATCAAAAAAGGCAGGTGAGGAACGATCAAGAAGCTCTACGGAGAAAGTCTGGCCTCCAGCGTACTTCTTCACAGAGACAGAGAGGAACTCATTTGTCATTCCTGTCTCATCGATTGCGGCGGCTTCTGCTTCTTCGCCGACTGTTGGAACTGCTGTGAGCTTAGGAATTTCGAAGCTCATACCAGCATCTGGTAGGACGCCACTTGAAACTGAATCAACCGCTGGGCGATCAGCATTTGAAAGTGGGTTGATGATTTCGGTTAGTTGGCGAGTAGGAATCAAGCCAGCATTGTTTGAAGTTGTGTCGTCTGCCGCCATAACGTACTGGCGAGCGACGTCATCTCCGAGCTTTGCGCGAACGCTGTTCTCGAGATATTTAGCCTTTGTGAATTCAAGGCGTGGCGTGGTATAGAAAGCTGGGCGTGATGCCGCAACTGTCTCGACCTTAGCAGCTTCTACCGCTTCTTCGACGGCAGGAACTGGAGCGGTAGTGTCTGACACTTGGTCTCCTTCGGTTGGTTTGTCTGCGTCAGCGGTTGCCGGAGCAGAATCTTCTTTAGGTGCTTCATTCTCTGAAGCGGCGACTTCGCTAACGCGAGCCGAATCGATTGCTGGATCAGTAACAAGAGAAACTTCGTCAAGTGTTGCTGAAGTAATGCTCATTACGCCTTTTACATTTGTCCATTCGTTGATTTGTGCGCCAACGCTAAAACCATCGCGCAGACCTTCTGTGGCCTCAATCAACGCGTCTTCTCCGGCCATAGTGTTGGCGATTTTGAACGTTGCCACAATTCCAGAAGCGGTTACTTCGTGCGATAACAATTTGCCAATCGGACGAGTGCGGTCGTGTTCAAGAAGCAACTTGACTGGCTTCATTTCGATTGAGTTAGCGGCGAAGACAGTTGGGCCGACTGAAGTGTTGCCTTGCTCATTCCAAGTCACAATAGTTCCGCTAATTGTGCGCTTTACAGTATCGGCCGCAGTTACGACCATAGGCATACTAATTTTCATTTGGTATTAGGTCTTCCTCTCGTTGAATCTGCTCAACGCTCATCGCGCCGATTCGGTTCAGGATTTCATAAACCTGAGCGCGTTCCAATGCGTTACCGCGTAGGAAGTCGTCAAGTGCGAAGCGCGTCATTACTGGATTCGGTACGAAGTCCGGTAATGAGAGCCTTTCCTCAATCGCCTTGAGAATTGGGCGCAGAGAAAAATCAACAAGTGAGCGCCGCTCCGATACTGCGTTAGAGTAGGTCATAGAAGTAGTTTCGGCGCTCAAGAAGTAAGCTGGGATTCCGCAAGCGCGAGCCAACTCAAGGGCGACGTATTGTCTAGCCTCAGCAAGTTGTAGCGACTTAGGATCAAAACCAAATTCTTTCAAATCAACGTCAGCATTGAGGAACGCAGTTGAGCGAGTTTGTCGAGCAGTTCGCCAAGCTGAAAGAAGTGATGAAACTCTTTCCGCTGTTAGGTTTGTGCCATTGGATTTCAAAATCATTGAAGGGGCTGGCTCTTTAGCGTAATTGACTGCCGCATTTTCTAAGAAGACTGCGGCGCTAATTGTTTTGCCAGCTCTGTGAAGTAATCCCTCATCTGGGCCATCAAATCTAATCAACGAGCCAACGCCAGAGTTAGGAACTGCCATCCCATCGACTTTGTATGACTCAATAACTGTGTTGCGGAAATCTGTATCAACTGTAACTCGCTCAGGACTTACGCGAGTCCAAGCTCTAACGCGTCCGCCATCGGTTGAGGAATACATTTCAAGAACTTGGCCATAACCGACGCCATAAAGCCAAATATCTTCAGCGAGCCAGTTATAGATAACAAATCCAGCAACGCGAGGGTCTGGCTGATTGATAACGCGGTGCGGATCGACATATTGTCCGGTGATGCGATTGAAAGTTGTCAGCGGTAATGATCCGATAGTTCCGCAAATAATGTTTCTAGCTCGAGCAACTGAAGGAACGCTCATCGCCAACTGGCGAGTCGTATTTGTTGCGCCACCAAGAATGTTATAGACGGAATCGGTAATTTGAACCGGAGTTAGTGCGGCGGTTACGTCGCTTACCTTCTCAGGCTTGGCTGACGTCACTTGTGGAAATAGAAAATCGCGGATAGCACCCATTTGCCTAATATTGTAAGGCGCGTATGTTACATAATGACAATATCGACGCCATCGTTTGACTTAGTGGCGAAATGAGTCGCCATCGCTGAGGCAACCGCTCCACAAATAACCGCGTTACTAACTTTTCGACCCATTACCCAGCCGCCGTCCCCATAAGGTAATTTGACGGCGGATAGGCATTGTTTAGTTAGCTCGTCCTGTCCCGAGTGGGCTAACCGCTGAGATGAAATAGCACCTAGAAGTTCATCGCAACTTTGAGCATAATCTAGACCATCGATGGGTTCAGTCCTAATTCCAGCAGGGGCCAATCTAGCCGCGACCGCTGACGCGGTTCGAGCTGAGTAAGCCACCAGTTGAACTGGGTATTTTCTAAACCATTCGGCTAGGTCATTGGCTAAGGCTTTATCGTCCAAGTTCTGAGGGTTGTGCCAAGTCTGAAGGAGTATGACTTGGAATTGGTCGCCTTCAAGTTTCTGGCTAGCAACGAGCGCGGCTTGTTTTCTGTCTGGACTGAGATCAATAGCCAGCCAAGTATCGGACTCAGGGTTGAGTCGAAGTCCCTCAACTTTACAAGATTCCCACTGAGAAGGGTTGATTACTGGGTTGATGGTATCGACCCATTGACATAAGACTTCTGTGCGTACAATGTCTTCGGGGTCTGATAAGACCGCTCGAATGTTATCGGGATGGACTGTGTAGCCAAGTGACGGATTAGCTTGGCAGACACCTAACCAAAAGTCCGGTGAGTTATCGAACTTTATGCCGTGAGGCGCAGACCATTCGAACCAACCAATGTCATCCGAGCCGCCGTGAATTGCGGCTAAGGCTCTTTCGCGCAACTTGTTTAGGACTATCGAGTGCTGATCTCCAGCGTTTGAATAAACCCATATTTGAGGATTCGGGCTGGCCATCTGGGTATAACGCAAGGCTGACCAGACATCCTCGTCTTTATATTCGCGAGCCTCGTCTAGGTGGATAGTTTCAGGGGCGGCAATACCGCGACCGGCTGAGTTATTGGCTCGAACGATATAACGACGTCCCTCGGTGAATTGCAATTCTTGAAATCCCTTACTCTCCAGTTTCTTAGTAAATTCGGCGGCTAGTCGGGGAGTCTGTTCGATAATGCCGTAAATCTTATAAAACAATTCTGCCGAGGTTGTGAGCTTGTGAGCCGTATGGACTTGAAGCTTCTCCTTGAGGACGTAGATTCTAAACAATATCTGCAAAGCCATAAACGTCGATTTACCTTGTTGCCGAGCGCAAAGTAGGGTAACGACTGGGTGAGCCCATCGGCCATCGGGTTTGTATTTGAGCGAGTGATGAGCCAGCCATTGTTGCCAAGGGAGAAGTTCGAAGCCGATTTCCTCGCAGAATTTGATCATAGCCTCGCCGTGAGAAGGGTAATCGGTTAGTTTTGTGTGAATTCGAGGGTTTGGAACACCTCGGTAAGCCGATTCGTCCCTAACTCGGGCAATCTCAGTAGATTCAGTCATATTTTGTCCGGTCAAGCCAGATAATGCTGAGTCGAGCCATTTTCAGGGAAAATCTTCCCAAT